CCAGCGGGATCTCGGCCGCGGCCGTGGGATCCGGCCTGGCGATCGTGGTGACCGCGGCCGTCGAGCTCGGGAGCTGACCGGCCGCAGCGGCTGCCACGGGCTGCACAAGGACTTCGGCGATCGCCACGCTCGACGGCGCCGATTCGTCGAGGCCTGCCGGCGGACCGGTGATGACCGCGCCGTGGATCAGTGTCGGGACCAGCGGGATCTCGGCCGCGGCCGTGGGATCCGGCCTGGCGATCGTGGTGACCGCGGCCGTCGAGCTCGGGAGCTCGCCGACCGCAGCGGCTGCCGGCGACGTGATCAGAATCCCCGGCAGCGCACTACTTGCGACAACGGCGATACTGCTGGCCCCGGGAGCTGCGGTCCACGCGAACCCGATGATTAGGCCGTTCGGGCAACCGGTCTCGTCAATCCCGATCGGCGGCTGTAGCGCGATCGCACTGATCGCCGACGTGGTCGGTGTTTCACTGAGCGTGGCTGCAGTGGGCTGCGGAACCACGGATACGCCTGGCCTAATAGTGGCCGCCGGATTTGCGCCGCTGCCCGCCGATGCTGGATTCAACGTCAAAACGCCGGCGATTAACGTCGCGGAAGAAATTGCCGCGGTTGCCCCGACGCTACTCTGAAGGCTCACTGCTTCTGCACTCGCCGTCGAGCTCAGGATGCCCAGTGCGACCGAGCTGCCGACAATAACCGTTTGCGGGAATGCAAGCGGCTCGCCCTGTATGAACGATGCAATCGGGGACTGGGAAATATTCCAGCCGAGGCCGGGGGTTAGAGCAACGTCAACCACACCCGATGCAACACTCAGCGAAACGACCTGACCTCCTGAAATCGTCGAAGGAACTACGCTCGCAACAGCGGCAATCAATCCGTCCGGGTCGCCGTAATAGACGGTAATGCGCACATGGTCAACTTCCCCACCGCAGGTCGTATCAACGAGCGGCTTTGCAGATATCGCCGCCCCGAAATCATCTGCATTGATATCGCTCGGCGTCCACGTTTCATCCCACAGGTCGGTCTCGCCGCCATATTCCTCGTACACAAATGAGCCCGCCGGCCAAGCACCGGCGATCGCCTTCTCATCGCTTTGAATCGTGTCGCTCTTCACGATGCGCACGCTATTGTCTTCAATCGTGTCGGCATCCGCCGCGCCCCGCTTAATCTCGACTTTGATGCCACGAATGACTGCGTCGGCAGGGATAGCGAATCCGAAGACCAGGGCCTTCAAATACACACTTAGCTGCGCCTCGTCAGTGAAGATAATTTGAGCGCCAACGCCGTCCTCTCCACCGCATGCTGTTTGACTCGTCCAATTGATCGTGCCGATCGTGTTGTCGTTTTCGGCATTCGCCGGCGATAGCGGTCCTTCGGATGACATAACGACAACTCCTAGAATCCGAGGGCAGGAACGCATTCGGGGCAGCGGCTGCGATTGTGCATTTCATAGCCCACGTAGAACCGCCACCATTCGGCTGCCACAGCCACGTCGCCAGTGCCGACTCCGAACTTATCTCCGACCGGAGCTTCATAACTCGAAATCCGTATCGTCACTGGGAAGCCTCCGCCAAAAACAAGAAAAGTCATTGAAGCGGTCAGTACTGTTCCGCTCCAACACAACCCAACTGACGGATTTCCGGAGGCATTCGCTAGATCAACGCGGGCGAGCTCCGCATCCAGTCCCCCGGTACGTTTGCCAAGCATTAACTGATACGTCCAGCCTGTAAACGTCGCCGCGATAAGTCGCTCACGTTGAGCAAAGACGTAATTATCAGGATCTACAAATCCAGCAATTAAGCGCGCCTTCGAAGGGAATCCTGCGGTCAGATCGAGGTCGGCTTCAGCATTGAAGGGGGCAACCCCTCGAGGGTGAGCTTTATCAGCAATCGCCAGAGCAAATGCATCAGACGTCGAGACACCAGCGTCTGAATTGCTCCACGTTCCGGCTGGAAAGGTCCAAGCAAGCAGGGGGAGCGAAATTTCCCCAAACGGAATCGAGAGAATATCGCAACCGCAACAACAGCGACTCACGTCCATTTTTCCAACCACGGCAGCAACTCCTAATCACCGGGCACGCATTTCGCGTTGACGATCACGAGCTTTTGCTCATCGCGTTGGTATTCCATGGCCACATGAGTAGTCGCCACAATCAGTTCGTCGGCGAGGCGCATTAGATGGCCTGTCACGGTTGCCGCTGGCGCAGACTGGAGACCGGCGTACCAGACGGTTACTAGACCGCTTGCCTCAGGGTTGATGTCGACGTTCGTTTTGCCGTAGATTTTGCCGGCGAAGAAAGCTCCCAGCTTCACGACCGCCCACTTTTCACCTGTACCTGCGGCCTTGTCGAGAATCTCGGCACCGCCGTACCAATTGCTAGTGAGTCGCGCGGAGCCGGCGGCGATATCAGCGTACTGATGCTGAATGTGATTTACCTGAATAATGCACGCCACCTCGCCCGTAAGAATCGCCTTGGCGTACCGACCGCTCGCCGCCGGCGTCGTCAGTACGGCGAATTTTCCGACTTGTGCCAAAGTTGGCAGAATGCCCTTCCAGGTCCGTTGATACTTGTAGGTCGCGAGGTTTTGAGTTGCTGAAAACACGACGCCGTTCAGCGCGAGAATGTCACCTTCTCGTCGAGTTGCTCCGCTGTCGTTGCGTATATCGACCTCGCCCGGGCTGTGAGTGACGCTGCTGTTCGGCACGCCAATTGTAAGCTGACGCATTTGCTCGGCGCGAGCGGCATCGACGAACGCATTATGGTCAGCCGCCCACCGCTGGATGGGGCTCCCTGGCGCTACTTTTTCCAGTGGCATAGTCAGCGCCTTTAGATTCCAAGCAACATAAAGTCGAATTCGCGATATACTCGATCGACGTGAATGAATTCTGTCCGCACGGCCGGGCGATTGGCGGCCGTATCGTCAGTTTTTTCGAATTCTGGCCAAAGATATTCGTGGCCTTTTTTGTCGACGCCTGGAATGTCGCCGAAGGATTGGTCCTCGAGATTCTCTGAGGCGATGAAATTGAAAAGCACCTCCGGATCGCTCTTCGTTCCTTGTTGTCCAGTCGCTCCCGCAAACAACAATTCTCCGCGCTCATAATCGCGATATGTGTCGTCATTGGTTGTGCCGGTCATTCGCGCGAGTAGCTTGACATACTCCTCGGTGATATCGTCGCGCGGGATCCTTTTTTTAAGCGTGAACTTCAAAGCAGGAATGATGATGTCGACACCTTCGGCCTTGCCGTCTCGAACATTGATCGACTTCTTATGATCAGTAGGCGTGTTCGAGTTAGCAGCCGCTTTGTAAGACGTGCGCTCAAGCGCGGTGTACAGCCGGTGCGTTCCTCCGGTGGTGTCGAAGGAGAAGACGGTTTCTCCAATATCGAGCTTTTGCTGCTCGGCCCGATCGGCCTCGACATAACGCGCTGCCCAGCGCCAGATACGACGATCAATCTGCTCTCGAGCCAAACCACTATAGACCAGCCCGTCGAGCGTATCGGGAGCGAGCGTATTGGCCGCAATGTAGTCCCGCATGTCATCGATCACGTCCGAGCCATACAGAACATAGGCCAGTTCGGTTTGGCTTGACCGGTCGTTGGCATCCGTGCCTTCGCGGCTACCGTGCACTTCCTTGTGCTTAATTGCCATTGCTCTACCGTTTCGGCATTTCCCGGGAAATGCTACTTGTAAGTTTCGCTGTCGTCCGTTTTACGATTAAGTTTTTTCGTGTTTTCTGCAGTCTGCTCCGAGGCTTTTGCGGTTCGCTCTTGGATTGCCCGCGTCGATTCAGGGCCCATCATCGCTGCAACATTCGCGGAAAAGGTGCCTTGCATCGGGGCGGCGACAGCCTGATCTAATCCGCCGAATGCTTCGCCCATCCGTTTCTTGATCGCTTCGAGATCCAGGCCAGGGATCCCCAGGGCGCCCAAGTCAAATTTCATCAGCGCGTCCATAATCGGTCCAAGCTTGTCGCCAATACCAGTGCCGCCGCTCGCGTCTGTTGCGCTCGCATTCAGGTCATCTCGCGTCGCGGCCAAGTCCGCGATTCGCTTGTCCAAGTCTTGCTGTGCGGTAGTAAGCGCTTTCACTCGGTTTTCGTCGCGTGCACGCTTGGCATCTTCGATTTGCTTGTTGAATCGCTGACGGTCTTCCTCGAGCACCTTTGTTGCGCCGTCCACGTCAATGCTCAGCGACGCGCTTAGTTGAGCCGCGAGTCCGGTCGGGTCGAATTCAGCAAGCTTGTCGACGGCCGTCTGCAGCATCCCGATCAACTCGAAGATTTGCTTGGCGATCCACGTTGAGACGTTGTTCCACGCCTGGCGAATGCCGACGATCGCGCCGTCGAAGACAGTGCCGAGCCCGGCGGCGAATTCGGCCCAACCGAGCTGAATCGGCTTAATCGCCTTCCAAAAGATCAGCTGGATTGCATTCCAAGCCACCTGCCAGGCCAATTTAAAATCACCGATCGCTAACGCCGCCGATATCCCCTGCCACGCAAGTTGGGCGTCACTGACCAATGCCATGAATGTCGACACAATCCCCTGGCCAAGCCCCTTTACTCCCTCAAGTATTGCGGTGAGATATCCCCAAACGCCTTGCGTCGTCGCGGCAAAAGCTTGACCGATGAACGAGATGGCAGCGCCGAAGCTGTTTTGAATGAAACCGGCGACGCCGGCGACGCCCGTAAGCAGGGCACTCCATGCCCGTGTGGCAATGGCACTGATCGACGAAAAAGCCGAACCTGCAACCGCTACGGCACCGTTCCACAAATCCGCAAGGGTCGCCAAGACGGCTCCGAGGGAATCGGCAATCAATGTCCCGGCGCCGTCCGCCGCAGAACCGAGCGCCGATCCGAGTAATTCCCCAATTGCCGATGCGCCTGCGGCGATCATCGATCCAAGCGGGCCAAATATTGCGGCGAGAACGTTTGTAACGGTGCTTAGGCCAGCCTTGAGCGCGGACGCGATCATTCTCCCAGCGTCGTTAAACAGCCCGCCGAGAACGGCACCGATCAGCTTGGCGTCGCTCTTTACCATGTCCCAAATTTGTCTGAGTACAACAGGCACGGCAGCAAGTGCCGAGCTAATCGCCCCGACAATGTTTGACCATAGTGAGCTTCCAGCTGAGACGATCGCCTGCCAGCTCGATATAACCCATTGCTTGGCCGTTTCCCACAAGTCCTGTACTGCGGTCACTGCGCGTCCAACCGCAGCAACGATCGCCTCCCATGCCGTCGATCCCGCATCCTTAATGAGGGCGAAACTGACCGCCAAGATTCCCAGCGCCATTTTGGCGCCAGTTCCCAGCGCCTTCAAGATTCCGCCAATGTCGCCAGCCTTAAAGGCGGCAACAACATCGCGCCATGTGTCGCGCGCAACCGAAGCTAATCCGCCGAATGCGATCCGAAAGACATTTGCGATTTTTTGACCAACGGCCGTGCCTTTGAGCAGGGCCACGCCGAGTGCGACTACCGCGGCGACGGCGAGACCAATTGGCGAAAACAGCAGACCGAAGACGCCGGCCAACCCGGACACGACGGACGCAATGCCGCCGAATATTGTTACCAGACCTGAGAACACGGTTGCTGCCGCGACGCCCGCAAGACCAAGGGCTGCGATACCGACCCCGGCTGCCCCAACAACCGCCGCTATTTTCGCAACCAGGACGACGATTTGCTGGTTTTCTTTGATCCACTTGATTACGACCGCGATGATCGAAGTGATCTTGTTCGCGGCTGTTGTGACAGCGGGCGCCAAAGCGGAACCAATGTTAAGTGCGACCCCCCGAGTGCTTGCCCACAGGGCGCCAAGGGCGTCATTTAGCGCTGCTGCGCTGCTCGCCGTTTCGTCCGACATGCTAAGACCCAGAGTACGTGCCTGCTCTCGCATCGCAGCCAGGCCCGCTGAGCCGTCGGCCAATAGAGGAATTAACTCGGCACCGGATTTACCGAATACATCCATCACCGCGGCCGTTCGAGCAGCTGGGTCCTCAATCTTGGATAATCCGTCGGCCAGCGCGGCCAATTGTTCGTCCGGCGACATTCCAGCGAGGCTTTCGGCCGAATGGCCAAACCGCGCCAGTGCTTTCACCGCGGTCTCGCTTCCGCGCGCGGCGTCAGCGATGGTGTTTTGCATCCGCCGCACGCCGTTCTCGAGCGTCTCAACGCTCGTTCCGGACAAATCGCAGGCGTAACCGAGCTCTGAAACTGCCTCCGCTGACATGCCTGTCCGCGTGGCCATCTTTTCAATTTCGTCCCCAACGCTCGAAAAGAGACCAATGGTCGAAGCTAATGCACCTGCAATGGTGCCGGTGGCAGCGACCATCGCGCCACCAATCGCGCCAACGACGGTGGCCACTCCCCGCAGTTTCGCAAAGATTTTTTGCAGTCCGGCACCAAGATTGTCGCGCGCGACGATTTCGACGAACGCGCGGCCGGCTCTGACTTCCCTGCTGCCCATTGATTGCCCCTAGCTGCGTCGCTGAGTGACGACGTTCGTGACGTCGGCACGGCTCTCGAATTTGATGTGCGTCCCGCTCGCATCCTTCATTTTGAGGTCACAGTACAGTTGCGTTCGGGCGGCGAGTTCGGCCGTCGCAGCGTCTTCAATCGTGAAGGTGAAATCGCCGGCGTCCTCGTCGTCGACGACGAGTGAGCCGTCCGCGGCCGTGACGTCTGACGAGCCCGCCAGCACAACCAGGCCCGTGCCTTCCTCGAGCTGCACGATCGCATCGTCGTCATCGTCGTCTTGCGTCGTTTTGATTGTGAGCCAAAGGTTCGTGCGGCCCGCCAAACTGCCCACTCCAGGGACCGACCATTCGAACGTTGTGCTTCGCCGAATAACGATCTTGTCGCCCGCCATTGCCGCGGCGATCTGCGCAGCCGTCATGGTCAACCGTCGTGACGCGTAGCCCCATACAGCCGTGGCGATCGCCGACAATGCGCCTGCGGCCAGCGAGACGATTGCGGTCACAGCGCCGATCGTGGTGCTTGGTAACTCCACAGTCGCCGTACGATCGGTGATTGCTCCCCACTTGATCACTGCGGTCGTGCCGTCGATGTCCGCGAGATTCGGTGATTCGCAGACAACGTGAACGTTTGTGGTGTTGGTGATTTTTACGTAGCCGGATCCTTGGTCTGTCGCGCCCTCCAATACCTTCACGCGGTAGATTCCACTCAGGAGGCTCGCCGCGTTCACTTCCGTCCAATAGGTGTCGGTATCCGCGGCGTCTACCGTCAACGCTAAGCCACTCGCGACCGCCGCGGCGTCCGCCGCGCCAGGATGCGTGAATAGACTCAGCGTCAAGCCGCCAGCGCTGCTAAGCCCGGGCACGGTGACTTGGATTTTTGCATTCGCCACGGCATTACCTCACAAGCACAATTCGAACGTCGGTTCTTGCTTGCGGCCCAATCGACTCAAATACTCCAACGAGGTCGCAACCAAATCGGCGTTTTCCTCTTTCGATGTACGCAGCAAAGGCCTGCAACCTGGCTTGTCGGTCCGCGTGTAACGCCTCCGCCTTCGAAGCCGTCTTGCGTTTCGTTCGTTTCGTCGTCATCAATCGGGGCTCCCGCTGATAGTGCCGCTGACATAACCATCCGCCTGCAACCGCTCGAGAATTCGACGGTGCAGCGACTTCGTTGCAAGGTTTGCTTTGTTCAGCGCGACCATCAACGCCGTTGCCTCGGAGCCGTTGTACGATACGTGCTTTCGTACGTTGTCCTTCGCCAGCGTGATATGCAGGCCAGCGCCCTCCCAATCTAAAACGACCTTGACAACGGTGAGGTCTGTCGCGGAACTCGGATCGGGTTGAAACGGCGTCGTGAGGTCGATCTTCTCTGCCACGGCTTATGTCCCCAGCAATTGGTGACCGGAAAATAAATCTGTAATTAGCGCGGCAACTCGTTCGGCAAGTTGCGGCAAAGTCACTGTTGCCGGATCAAACGTTGTGCGTGTGAGCGTGGCAGTCGGAAGCGCCCAGCCAGTCACTTGATAAATCCGCACAACCTTGCCGTTCTCGGTTCGGAAATGGGGAACGGCAACGCCGGCCGAGACATCGGCAGAAAACTGTTGATAGGCGTCTGCCGGCGAAGCCGCGGGGGCCGTGCCTGTCGCTTGCCCAAATACTTTGGCCGCGGACGCTCCGGCCGCAGTTAATCCTTGCAGAAAATTCCCGCTCGTATCAAACCGCGCCCATTCGTTCGCCCCCACGAACGTGACCGGGTCATTATTCGATTTGATCTCCAATGCCGATCCGGTCCATGGCGTGAACTTGTGATTGCTGTCGAACTGCAGTCCCCTAGTCGCGGCAATGCTGACGTTGCTTTGCGGCACACTAATAGTCCCGCTCATAATCGTGAACTGAGGCACGCCGCCACTGCGTACTTCTAATGCGATATTCCCAGCTGCATTTTGGTCCGTGTCAATCAACAGCCCGTCTGCGGCGCTGTTTGTGGACGTATTGCGGATCTTTGCCACGAAATCCGCGTCGACCGTTTTGGCAATCTCGAGCGTGTAATTAGGAACTGTAGTTCCCAGCCCCAATCGATCATTGACCTGGTCATATGCCGAGAGCGTGCCGAACAGGATCTTGCCCTTCGTCGCGTGGGAGGTGCTTTGCAGGGTCAGATTATTCCCGCTTGCCGTACCGCCGATCAGCGTTTGACCGCCCGATCGGCCGGCGAGAAGGGCATAAATGCTGTGATCATCATCGGACAGACCTGTCAGGGCCCCGTGATCCGTCACCCCCGCTGCCGAAATCCACCCGGCAAACGTGCCGTCGGTGTTGTAGGTTGGAACGTAGCCGGCAACCCCGGGCAGACTGCTCGGCATTTCGAGTCGGACAGATCCCGCGACTGCCTTTGGGAACCACTCAGAAAAGCCGCTCGTAGCGCCATACAGGCGCACGCCATCGCCGTTGCGATTCGGGCGAACAGCATTTGCCCCCGCAACCTTCCGCATCGTTTGTGCAGCTTTGGCCACCATGATTGAATGCACGCGGTTAAGCGGCCTGGATTGCTCCGGACCAAGCGGCCGGAATCGTGCCGGCCTGGACCTCGGCGTCGAGGGCGGGGCCCATGAAGGGCCGAGCTTTATATTTGGCGCGTCGCACGCGCGTGCGAACTTCGGCCCGCCGGCGTTTGCTCCGGAGGGCGCCTTGGATCCATCGCTTCGAGAATGGGCTATACCACTCGCGGATCCCCGCCTCGCCGCCGAATTCGAGCAGCTCGGGGATTGTGCCCGAACGAAAGGCGCCGTTGAGCGATTGGTATTGATTCAGCTTGACCGGCCCGACAACCACACCATGGGTCGAAGCCTCATAGCCGAACAAGATGTTCCGGAGCGTTTGAACGTTGTCGTTGCTGTGGACGCTGGGAGATTCCCCGGCCTGGCTGACGCGCTTTCGCTTGCGGAGCTGCGACCTGGCCCGCTTGCGCAGGAAGGCGCCGATGCGAGAGAGCGTCTTGCGCTCGGCGGCATCGATCGCGAAGAGAAGATTGGGACGATCAAAGAAAACGTCCTTCAATCGCATGTCGATTTTGAATGACGTCGTCACTTGGCTTCCTTGCCTTTCGCGAGCATGTCTCCAATCCGGGCGGCCATATCGCCCGTGAGCGGGATCCCGTCGGACCGCTTTTGTTTTTCCATTGGGTGACATTCGATCGCGGTGACCGGCGTCGGCCGCTTTTTGCGATCGCGGTTAATGTTCACCAGCGTGGCCTGCAGGTGGGCCCACGGCAGCCAGGCTCCGTAGGCCATGTCCAGCAGGATCCGGAGCGACAGCTTGTCGAGCTCGACGCCTACGATCCCTGCGAGCCGATAGCAGTCTTGCCACCGATCAACCGATCGAGACGACGGTGGACAGTCTTCTCTGCCCTCGTCATCGCCGCTTCGATCGCCCGATCCATCTTCCCCGTCTGTTCGATCGCCTCGAGAACTTGCTCCCCCTTCGTTAGTTCCGCCCGCGTCCACTTCATCATCTTCTGGATCAGCGAGGCCAGTGCCTTGCGACCCAGGCGGCGGAAAAAATCGGAGAGGTCCTCAAACAATGCCGTTGACGCGGCCTCGAATACGTCGATAAGCAAGGCCCCGAACTGCTCATCCGTAATCTCGCGTTCGTCGCATTGCGGCTTGCACACGCAATACAAAACATCCGCGACGTCGCTGACGCTGTTGCAAACCCGCTCGAGATCCTTGGGATCCAGCAGGTCGTGTCGAACGAGTTCCTTGACTCGCTTCAACGAAGCGAAACTGACGTCGATCGACCATCCGCGGCCGGTCGCATCTTTGAACGGTTTCATGGGGCAATCTCGTTAAGTGTTGATCAGTGCCTCGGTCTGTTAGACCGCTGCAGTTTTAGGGCTTTGGCGGCAGCTCAAACTTGGCTGCCGGCGTCTTACTGACGGCGTCAATCAAGTCGTCGAAGTCGGCGAATTGCAAAGTACACTTTGTCGCCGGCTCATCTTTCAGGGCCTCGGCCGCTTTGGTGAGGCCTTCGTTTTCGGTCTTGCTCTGCTTCACCAGCTGGCACAAATCCTTCGCGGATATCTCCACGTTGGTCTTCTTGGCCTTGGCCTTGTCGCGGAGCTCCGTGAGTTTGCTGACGTCCATGATCAATCCTTCCTTGGGGCAGGGCGTAAGCGCTGACCAACCAGGTCCCCGCCTACAACCCGAATGCTTCCACGGCCGCGTCCACGGCCGCAACGTATTCCTCAAATGCGACGGAAATTAGCTCGTCGGGCTGCCTGGTGTGCTCGACCTTGCGGCCGGCAATCCGTTCCAAGTCGGCAAACGTTTCCCGGGAAATCTCCATCCGGCCACGCTTGTTGCGCAGCTTGTTCGCTCGGGCTTGGAAGTGCTCGAGCTCCGCGATTTGTTGTTTTGCTTTTGAAAGTGACATTCTCTTTCCTCAGTTTCCCGTGGCGGGATCCGGCGAAGGAAAAACGCGGTGATGAGCTACGTTGCGAACAGGCCTCGTTGAGTCAGGATGATCAGGCCGTCTGCGTGCAATTGAATGGTGAAGGGACCGTTCTGCAGAACCGCCGGCAGAATCGAGTCGGTGGCCACGTTGCTCGCTGTCGCCCCCGCCGTAGCACCAGCGGCAATCGCTGAGATGGCCAGGGTCCGCGCTCCGCGGCTCGCGGCCGATGACAGAGTGGCCGTCGCGCCGCCGCCGAAGTCGATCGCCGTCCCGCTTGGAATGTTGGCCTCAATCGGTTGCACCCAAACGCTCGTGGCGCCTCCCGAAACGGTCGCCGCGAGAACCACATCGATCTTGCCATCGTCATACAGCAGCAGATCGTCGTTCGCCGGCGTCGTATCGTCGCCACCTATTTGGCGATAGACAATGATCGATTTGACGGTTTGTCCTGATTCGAGATTTCCAAACGCCACGTCGGCCGCGTCATACTCGACTTGATTCTTCGTCGAGTCGTACGCAATCGCCTTGCTGGCCAGGCTCTGCCGGGCGTAGCTGGCGACCGTGATTTCGACACCACTGCCGCCCGTGAAGTCGTCCAGGAAATCGTGATCGATGTTGGGGGTGTAGGTCGACGTTGACCGCTCGAGCAACACGCGAATTGTGTCGCTCGTGAAGTTGACCTTGCGAAACCCCTCGGGGTAAATCAGTCGTGACATCCCTGCTCTCCCGTGGCACGCTCCGCATGCCGTTTGTTTTTGCTAATCCGCCGCGCGGTTGCCTAGGCCTTTAGGGAACGACGTATCGATCGGGTTCAATGGTCGCTCCGGATTCCTCATGTTCCGTCAGCTTCATGGTCACGTCCCACGCAACCACAGCCTCGAGCTCTTCGGAACGTTCCATTTCGGTGACCATCAGGTAGGCGCGATAGCCCTTGTTGCCCGTGGTCGCGATCAGGCCATTCATGGCAGCGCATTCGACGGCGGTGTCGTTGAGCCACGAATCCCACAGTGCGGCGAACACCGTGTCGTTGACGCTTTTCTTTTCGTTGTAGGTGAACTTGAGACCCAGCTCCTTCAGGCCACCGAGCACCTTTTTCCAGTCCGATTCGCGATCCTTCAGCTCGGCCTCGCCTTTGGAAAATGGCTGTGTCAGATTGACGATCCGGCCCATCAAAACCCACACCGGCGTAGCATGCGTGCCCGTGTTGTAGTAAGTCTTCGCCTGGCGGCCGGTGATTTTCGATGCGGTCATTGTCGCTTCCTTGCTTTTCGGGTTACAGTTCCCGGTAACCGACCCGGATGATCGACAGGAATTCCTTGTCCTCGAGCATCCGCTTAGGATCCCACAGCGGCGCGTGCTGCAGAGTGGCCCATGGGCAACCCGCAAGCTCCGCGTCTCTCAGTTCGCCGCCCTCGCGATAGAGGGCTTTGATCGATCCCATCTGATTCACTAAACCATTGATCGCTTCGACGTCGTCGAGACTCTCGAGAGGCGCCTGCATAGCAATCGCGATCTCGTGAATCTCTTCGTTACCCTCACGATCAATCGGCTCGAGCGTTCCCGAAAATGGGAACACGCACAGCCTTGTGTCTTTCAGCTTCGCCCGTTCAGTGAGCAGCCGATATATTCGTTTGGCCGGCAGGTCCAACAATGCAACAAGCTGTTGCGTCAACTCGTCAGCAATGTCGAGAACCTTTTCACTCATCGCCATCGTCCGTGAGCAGCACTCGTACGCGCATCAGCACGTGAGCGGAATCCGTCCAACTCCACACTGCCAGGCCTTCCCGTGCGGTGACTTTGAACGTGTAGGTGTAGTCACCTTTCGTCCAATCGAACTCGTCCCCGTCGACGGGTCGCGTTATTTCGCCAGCCAGTACGTAAAGGCCCGGATCAATAAACCAGTCACAATTTCGGACCTGGTCGGCGATCTGCCCCTCGTCGTCAACCAGGCTGGAAAGCGGCGCCGTTGGCGTCGCCTGTATCGTTGCCGAGAGCGGACCGCGGCGAATCGTGATCGTCTCAGATGCCAATTTCTTTAAGGCCCGTGGCACTAGGGCCAGGGCTCTGAAAAACGCGCTCATTGGCGCTCCCGAACTAAAATCGCAGGCGCGCCGTCAAACTCTTGTCGGACGCATCGCCAGCGCCGCTGTTGACCGCCTTCACGCGCACGTATCTCTTCACGTCGACGGGCAAGCGGACCGACACGGTTTGAGCTGCAGCGCCCGCGCCACCGGCCCCTGTCTGCGTGATGACCGCCGACATGAGCAAAGTCTCCGATCCGAAGGCGACGGCCACGTCGTGGTAGACGTGATAGATCATCGTGGCAGCATCGGCCAAATCGGCAACGGCCAACGCCGGAGCTGCAATTTCCAGTTCGCACTCGGCAAGGAAATCGCCTTCGGTTCCGTGTCCGAGGTCAAACCCGTCCGCAGCGACAGTGGCCGCTCCGTTGGGAAGCGCCTTGGTCACCTTCACGGCGCTATCGTTGTCATTCAGTTGGAAGCCCATTGCCGGCTCCTATCGAGTCAAAAAAGGTTATTTTCGGTTGGTCGTTTGATAGCCGCCGAGGATCCTCCGGAGGTTCCTCGGTGGAGTCGATTTACAACGCTTCGGTATCGAGGATCGAATCGGTCGGAGCGATCGGGATCCCGAAAGACTCTTCGGGGAACGGAGCCGGAGCTCCGGTCGCGTTGGTCGCCGTGCGGCTGGCCCGCAGTTGCTTCACCGATCGACGGGTTGCGAAGATCACGTCCGGCACAACACCCGTGGGAAACTTTGCCAAGCCGCTCGCGATCAGCGTGTCGGTCAAACCTTTGTTCGCATCTTCGGTCAACTTTTTGATTCGGCAAATTGCGGTCAGCGAACCGACCTGCAAGCCTGGATATGCCCACATCTCCTGATGGTAGCCCGTGAATTTTTTGCCGTCGGCGTCCTCTTTGTCTCGCAACTCGACGTCCGACGTCTGCAATTGGCCGTCGTTGCCCCAGACCCACTGCACGTTCTTGGGCCCGAACTTCACCAGCCAAATGCTTGAGCCGGTGTTGGCGGTTGTGCCGCCGGCGTCGACTTCCATGTTTGTTGAGTCGTACGCGTCGACCAGCCCGGGATGTCCCTTGGCGTCCCCAATACTCGCGGCGCCGTAATAGAATTGTTTGCCCAGCGTGATAAACGCTGCGAGCATGTGGGCCTCGGCGTCGTCGGCGATCATGGCCTCGGCGCCATCTTCGCTGCGATCGGCCACCGCTTTATCCGCACCCCAGCGCGGATTCATAATGAACGTCTCGACCAGGCGATTTTCATAGGTCGCCTTTGTTTCGGTCACGCCTTCGTTCGCGTTACGGAAACCGACCGTGGGCAGCGCGGTACGAACCAACGTCTTATAGTGCGTGCCTTTGATCGTGCGGCCGCCGCCAACGTTGGGAATCGAGATTTCCTTACCGGCAATGTGAGTCTTGCCGGTGATTTCCGGATGGGCCTTGCTGGTCTCTTCGATCAACCCGGTGACCATGTCACTGCCGTTTCGCTTGGCAATGTCGAGCAGCGTCAATAGCGCCATGATTTGCTTCCTTGCTTTTTGTCAGCACGTCCCACGTGCTGCGAATGATTGCCCTAATGTGCCCCGCGTGAGCCCGCAGCCCATCGCCCTGTGATTTACTTCGCGCCCGGCAACTTGATCCCGCCGGCGAACTTCGCCATGCCCGTGCTCAGGTGCGTGAACTTGCTTGCATTCGCGGGCTGATTGCCCTGATCCTTTGCCTCGCCCGAAGTGAACGACACAGGATCCTTTTCGCCGGTGTTGACGGCGGCGAGCTTTGTCTGCAGCTCGCCGATCTTTTGATCCCGTTGCTGCAGCTGGGTTGCTTGAGCAGCGATATGCAGCTGACAAGCTTCCTCGAACGATTTCCCTTCAGCCGCCCACTTGGCTCCGTTTTCGGCGCCGAACGAGCTGACGAACTTTGTGAGGTTGGCTTGGAACTCCACACGGGGATCGGCCGCGGTGTTCGCCACCGCTGCTGCTGGCGGTGCGACGGCCGGCTTGGCCTCGAGCTGCGTGGCACCAGCAGGGACGACGTCGGCTGGTTTGTTGTCGGCCGGTTTTTCCGTGCTCATTTCCTGACCCTTTGAGAAAGTAACCGTGATTTGATTGCTTTTTTTTTGGCTGAATGATGTTGAGCTGTTTGGGTCCGCACCATACGGACACACCGACACGCCTCGCAGCAGCCATTGCCGAAAGACTGTCGCCGGCCCAACGAGGTTTTGACCGTTCACCGTGACGGCCACGCCAGGTGCCACCTCTTCGACCCGCAATCCGTTGCATGGATCAAAGAAAATGCTTGCCTCATAAGGCACGCCTGCACGGCCCTTGAACGCTACCTCGGCCGCCCGGTCATCTTCCTGGAAGCTGACGAGCTCGCCGCTGATCACCAGGTCGCCGCTCGACGTGTCGAACTTTGAACCGTAGCCGATCACTTCCCAGTCGTTGTGGATGTAATCCACGGGACAGCGATCGCCGGCGAGGCGCATTCCGGCCATGTCGTGAATGACTTGGCCCCAATACCAATGAACAATTGGCTTGCCGCTGCGGGCGAGAATCGTCAGTGGCGTCCTGCCATCCTTCGACTCGCCAGCAGCGAATTGAACGCGCCCGAGGTCGAACAAAAATGCCGCTTCGGGAACCTGCTTCGTTGTTGGCTCACTCAACGTCTCAGTCATACCCCCGGACAGTACAGCCACCGGGGCAGCGACAAAATCCCGGAAATTCGGATCCCGAATTTCCTGTTCGATTTTTTTAGCCGCAGTTACTTGGATTCGGCGGCAGTGTTGCCGCTGCCCGGGGAATTATTGACCTCGATTTCCATAGGCTCGGGACCCGGATCGAAGGACAATTTCACGCCCTTCAATCGCGCGTACTCCTGGACCTTCGCAATCTGGTCGATGTTTTCGTAGACGTCGCCGCGGCCACGTTCCTTTGTGATCCGTTGGGGAGTATCAAGGGCGGCGCCGATTGCCATACAGTCCCCGCGGATTTCCTTTGCCGGGTCCCACCAGGGCATCCCGGTTGGAACCCATTCGTCCCGAATGTCGGCGATCGTCATCTTCCCGGGCAGAATCAGTCGTCCCTCGAGAACCCACCGCACCTTGTCCCAGATCGTGACGCGGCGAAGTGTCTCGGCTACGTCATTTCGCTTGTCGACACAGGCTCGGTCATACAGCATCCAGGAGCCGCGCGAGCCAAAGAAATTGGTATGCCCCTCGTCATAGAAGCTGTAGGGCAAGTCAAGCGATTTCAGTGCGACCATCAGGACTAAATTGTGGAAGTCCTTAAACGTACTGCCGGGCACGTTCGCCTGCAGGAATTCGGCCGTCTCATCCGTCCCTAGATCCAGCTGAAAAGGACCGCGGCCGAAGTCGACCTCGAACCCGTTGCGCTCGCTGCCCTCGGCCCCGGTGTTCGTAACTTCCCCCGGCGAGTCGTCAGCGTCTCGGTGCAACACAAGACCGAACAAATGCGAAACCTTCGATTTCAGGAGCGCGTATGTTTTGTTTTCCTTCACATCGACCAGGTCATTAATCGAGCTGGTCAGCGGGGATACTCCACGCACCTGGTCGAATCGATCGAGCTTCGCGTGCAGGATGAAATTGCGAGCGGGAATGGTGCGCTCGAATTGAAAGGACTGGCCACCTCTGATGCGCTTATGAATTGCATATTCGAGCGGGCGACCGGCGCGATTGATCCGGACACCGTTGTACCATTCGTCACTTCCGGCAGACGTCGCCGGGGTCCGTATCCGGTCGGATTCGATACCTTGCAAATGGCCGCTGGAAAGATTCGAAAGCCCAATGTCACCATCGAGCACGCTGCAGGCCTCGGCGATCCGAATCATTTTTTGTTGGGTGAATCGGCCCGTGACGTCCCGGTTGGCCGCGCGGGATTGGATGCGCACCAGCTCTTCGAGTTGGTCATTTAAGTTGTCGTCGTCATTGCGCGCGTGGTATTCAAACTGGGTAACGTAGTCCAAATGCCGACGGATCATCCACGCGGCGATGGCGTAATTTCGCCGGAGGTCCTGCGTGGTCCCACTCAGCTTGCGGCGGCTGGATTCATTCAGCAATCGATCTTCGTGGAGCGTGATGGCCGTCGGGGACTTGCGGCGTTTTTTATCCTCAATGGCTTCGTAACCGAACTTCGTTTCCCGGGCAACCGGGGTCGGATTCACGAGCAAGGGTTCATTGGACCACATCGCGCGCCCCGCTCGTTAGAAGTTACCGAGGTTGATCGACGAGACGACTGGCCGGCGGGTTTTCTGCACGTCGTCCGATGCGCGCAGGCGGCGCAGCTCATCGCGTGCTGCTTTCGGATCGAACTCGACGGACACGCCGTCAGTCGTAATCCGTTTGGCGCCGCCTTGGGTGATTGCCTCGAGGTCAGCGATCTTCTCTGCGTTGTCGGCCATGGTTTGAACCCGTGATGGAAAGATGCCTCCCGGACGGTACTACCCCGGCCGCGGCGGCGGAATGTCGGTAATTCGGATCCCGAATTTCCTGTCAGGCAGCCGGGCGGCGGCGGCCCGGTCGATTCTCGAAAAACCGGTCCTGTCGATGCTGGCCGCAATTTCGACATTTCGTGCGGCGCCACACAACATGCGTATAGGGCTTGCCGTCCTTGACGCCGTCGATGGGATGTTCGATCGTGGCCCAGTACGGTTCGCGCTCCGTGCTGCTACAAGCCTGGCACCGAGTCTTTTCACCAGTGACCGGGGGCAGTTTGACTGTTTTCGATCCGGCCGGGCGGCCGCTCGCAATCTTTTTCTTCGGCATGCTCATTCTCCAAAGTATCGTGGTCGCGACCGCAGTCGGGGCTTCTTGGGCTGTTGATGCTCGGGCAGGACGCAACCGACCATGGACGCACCTACCGCTGCGCCGGCCAGGCAGTCGTATTCGTGGTTGTCGGGGGCGCCGGGTTTGATTCGCCATTCGTCGGCTTTGCGGCCCTCGGCTTCCACTCGCGTCCGATCCTCCGCGCGGCAGTGCTCCGCGATCATGCGGTGCTCGGTCGTTGTGATTGGTCTGTCTTGGTCGGTCCGGCCCCAGAGGGAGAGGCAACCCCTATCGCCGGCGGCCACAGCAAACCGCGCGTGAACGAATGACTTCCAAAAATTTGTGTCGTAGATGCCGTGGCGGACAGCGGCTCGGCCTTCCGTCGTCTTTCGAATCCGCCAGTTCAGGCCACATTGTTCCCCAGGCTTCTTGGTCCACATGCCCATGGGCTTTTCGCTGGCCTTGACGCCGCGGCCGTGGGTTGGAAGCAAAATGGCTTTGTGCGGGGACTCGCGAACGAATTGGTAGACGACGTCGGTAGATTGGCCCCAGTTTGCGTCGATCATTAGTTTCTCGATCGACATGGCCATACCATCATCGCGGGGCCATTGCGTATTCACGAGCGTGTGCACCAGGTCGACCAGTCCGGCCCGCAAACGTCCCTCGAGACCAGTACCGCGGTACCGTCGCTCGAGCGTGTGACGTGCGTTCGAAAGCGTGAAGTAGCGTTGTTGCTGATCGGGCCAGGCTCCGTAGTCGATCACGTAGCCCGTAAAATCCTGTGACCAGGCGGCGACGAGCCAATAAAGCAATTGCCCCTGCACGTCGATGAACGACGTCACGTGGGTGCACTCTTGCGGGATCAGACGTCGCTTGTATCCGTTGACCTTCGCGCAAATCTGCTCGACAGTAAGCAGCTCGCCGTCGGCTGCATCGTCTGGCGGGTCGTTTTGAAATTCGGATTCGAACGCAACCGGGTCATTCAGCTTGAGATTGACCGCGTGCTGCAGTGCCGACAGTTCGTCCGGGTTGTGCCGCGCGGGCCAAGCTACCCGGGCTCCGGTGTCCATGTCCTTGCGATGCTTTTTGTAGAACGCTGTCGCCGCCACGATCCCTCGATCGTTCGCCAGCTCTTCCGCTCGGAGCTCGGCGTATTTGTCCCACAGGTCCTGCCGCTTCGGCCATTCATAAATCAATCGCATCCGCTCGCCTTGCCACTGCGGATGAAGTTTGCGGTTCAAGATTCGATCGGCCATATCGCCGCGTTTGATCACAGTGCAAGGCAGGATCCCGGCAATCTTCTTGCTCGGGCCAGCGAGACCAATGATCGCGCCGGCGAGAATCGACTCACGTTGCTCGCACTGCGATGGCGATCGGGCCGATTCGTCGGTCTGCCCGTCATCCAAAACGAATAGATCGGGACGAACGTTTTTGCCGTCTGGCCTAGCGTGCTTCATGCCGCGGATCCGACCGGTGATCCCGGCCACCTTGACGATCGTGCCGCTCGAGGCGGATCCCGCGATCGTCGGCATGACGAGCGTTTTGCCCTGCCATCCGATATGTGTTCTCTCGCTCCGGTACAGCTGGCCGCGGCATCGATGAGAGATCCCGTCCAGGCAGCGAATCGGATAGCAGGCCTCGGGAAAATCAGCGAACAATAGATCGTTTGTCTCGAGATCGATTTTGATGCTTGCAAGCAACTCGAGAGCTGACGTTTCGTCCGATCCAATCAGGGCAATGAATTGCCGAAAGCCATAGAGGATGGCCCAATCGACGGCGACTTCCGCGCACGTTGTCTTCCCCGATCCGCGCGGCATGGCCATCGCGAACAAACCGCCTTCACGTACGGCCGTTTCAATCTTGGCGAGGACCTTCAAATGATCTTGCGACCAGGCGAGCTTGAATCGCTCGGGGAAATACGTCTCACAAAAGTACTGCAGCGATTTGCGTCCCCGGTCCCTGCGGGCCTGGTTCTCGACCGGCGGCAATTCACCAATATCACGCCCGGCACGTGTCTGCTCGCGATCGCGAGTAGCCGCTCGCTCGCGCTTGTGTTCGTACGATTCGTGCAGATCCCGGCCGGGCGTTTCCCGGGAAATATCCTGCGGAGTCGCGGGATCCTTGCCGGCGGACGGCTTGCCCCGCGCGCGCTTTCGCGACGAGGCTTTTGATGATGGCTTCCTTGCCATATTCCTCGAGCGGAGTTTAGGCTACGCGGCGGCCGGGTCAGCCAGTACGGCGACGTCCACGCCTTCCCATCCGCCATCTCGTGTTCTGTGCGGTTGGGCTTTGAGTCCCAGCTTCCGGAACGCCTGGCGACATGCCGCCCCTAGCGTTCGCGCGGTTACCATAACGCGAGATCGTTGACCGACACCAATCAACCATTGCCGACGGGGCGCGCGGCTCATCGTTCGGATTCCTTTCCGGATAACGCTTAGCGGAGCAATCGCACTGCACCGCCGACAATCAATACCATGACGCCGACGACGGCGAGCCACTCAAGCACCATCAGGAGCCGAGGCGTCAACGCAACCAGCGTCAGCCAATTCCCGAGACCACCCAACACGGCTCGCATCGCGCGGCCGATTGGGCCAGGCGTTATTTCGCCGGGGTTGCGGGTGCTATTAGTCGGAGGTCGTTGATCAGGCCTCTGAAGAACTGGACCGCCTTGTAAACGCCTACCAAACCGCCGGCCCCGAGCAGCGTCAAGATCATCGTAAATAGCGTGCTCATTGCCGGGGCCGGGACGGTTGGAAGTATCGACGGTTTTGGATTGGCCTTTTCCAGATCTTCCTTGAGCTTCTGCAGCTCGCGCCGCGTTTGCTCGGTTTTCCAATTGGCTTGCGCTTGTTCCACTGTCGCGTTCGCGGTCAGCTGACTTAGGATCCAATCGCCGTCCGCTCCCGGGCACGCTGCTCGCAGCTGCTCCGGAGTTGCCGTCAGCGCGACGGGTGGAATCTGTAACGCCGGCCCCACGGGATACGGTCCCGGTCCGGCGGGGTAAAAAGGCGATGGCTGAACCGGCGCTGGCGTGAACGCCGGCGGCGGATCGTAACGTTCAGCCTGCGATAATTGCCGGTACCCGAGCTGGATTTGATTCGCGCGATACAACTTTGCAACGTAACTCTTCAGCGCATTCGACATATCGGCGGCGAGCTTCGCCGGATTGCCATCGTAACCGGATCGCTGAAATACTACCGTTGACGCATCACCGTGCTCACCGCTTAGCGGCGGTTGCACGACAATGACGGGGAAAGAGACTACGCCGTATTTCTGCAGCCTCCACCGCTGCGTGCCGTCCTCCGCTCGGACTTCGCCAAAATGTGCGTAGCTATTCTTTTGGTCGCCGGGGCGTGCCCACGCTTGCAATTCCTTTGAGCTCGCCCAATCCCGTTTCAACTGTTCGCACGGGGCGCAGTTGCGTTGTGTAAAAATCGTGATGAACCATTTGTGCGAATCGTCTGCGGGCAATGCTAGGCTCGCGCCAATAGCATCTTCTTCACCTGCTTGGAAGCCGTCGCCAGTGTGGGTCACTGAATCGCCGCGGCGAATTACTTCGTCGACGTCCACCTGCGACTTCTTATCTTGGGACGTTGCCGTGCACGTCACGGCCAACAACAGAATCGCGAGGATTCGTTTCATGGTTCGCTCCCTCCGTGTGAGCTGATTTACCAGGTCCACCACGCTGCGTAGCGTGGCAACCGTGGCATAGGTGGATAATCTGGCACGACCACCCATTGGCCGCTCGCCAGATGTAAACGTTGGAATTGCTCCCAGGTGTATTCGTCGATCTTCCGCGGGCTGTTGTTGTTGCACACGTACCATTTGTTCGTGCGCGGATCCCAGGCCCACAGGAATTGGAAGTGTCTGGTGCCCGCGCCGATCGCCGCGAATCGACCAGTCTTGGCCGCGTATCGCATCCAGTCCCACGTGCTCGAGCCGGTCACGTTGTAGACTTTGATGTTTCGTTGGTTGCAGTAATTCTCGACCCGACTCGGCGAGCTCCCGCCATGAATCCCGGGCCCGTACTGGGAATCAAACAGCAGCATGGTCAACTCGGGCACGTTGACCTGCGCACCGTCCATGCCGAGTGAACATTGCACGCAGCTGCCATCGGGGTTGCGAAAGACGACGCGGATGTCCTCGGGCAGCTCAGCACGGTAGGCGTGTGGCGGCGGCTCCGCGGCCTGCAATTCACAACCGTGCGTCACGGCGATCACGATCGCAATCAGGAAAGCACTAATTGCGGTTGTGTCCGCCAACACCCCAACGAACGAATTCCCTAATCGTCTGCCCCATTTGATCATCGACTGACCCTTTCCCCAGAGCTATGGAACGTACATTGCGGCCATGGTGTGATGACTCGTTTGCTCCGGAAGTAGCCCCACTTCCTTTGCAAGTTCGACGCTGAGCCGAACGCCGTCTAAGCCGTAGCCACTATCCACAATCACGTCTGATTTGTTTAACCGGACACTCTGTCCAAAGTCCGGTGCGCAAGCATCCAAGCGCCGCGCCGGCGTGAAGAGCCAGCTGTCGCCGTCGTCTGCGAGTTTTCCGTAAAGCGTCAGCATGGCGTAAGTGACAACCGTTCATTCCGCCGGTTCGTCGTTTTGAACGGCGAAAACAACGCTGCCCTTTTTTGCTTTGATTTTGATCGACCGCAGTCGCTTGAGCAGATCCTTTGCCTCAGCGATGCGCGACTCGGGAACGACGGGCAGTTCCTTTGTTTGCTCAAACTCTTTGGGCAACTTCGCCAGCAATGATTTGCGTTGCGGCTCGTCGAGCTGCTCGAGCAAGTAGCCAACTACGTGATCAGTATCCGGCGCGGAACTCGAGGCGCTGTCTTGATCCTCCGCAACGCGAAGGTCACCCGAGAAGGGCACCTCGACTATGGCACGCCCAACGGTCGCACTGATAACGCCTTGAACGCGTGTTTCACCAACAGAGAGTTGGTCGCGACGATAGCGCTTGCTCGCGAAGTACTCGAGAGCAGCAAATACAACAGATTCCAGGCGTGCTTGTTCCGCCGCAGAACGTCCCATGGCTCATCGCTTCCATGCTTGGCCAAAAAAACGGACCGGGCGTCCTGCCCCCGCGTGGCATCCATGCCATGGTCCGCCGGATTCGACGGGCGGTACCCCAACGAAAAAAGGTGGTCCCCTTTTATCGAGGGGACCACCTCGCCACCAAAGATATTAGCGGGTTAGAGAATAACGGGGAAGTGAAGTATTAGAGTTCGCAATGCAATCGCAAACAGCTGGCTTCCGCGAGTTGCAATCGGTCCGCAGCACCGATGCAGATTTAGGCCAACCACGCGGCACGTTGGGCGATTCTCCTCATCCGCCGCGTGCCGACGTAGTTAGCCCTTGAGCTCGTGCAACACGCAGCCAAAAGATTCTTTCGTTTTCAGCGCCGCGAAATAGCCGCTGCCATCAATGACGCACGCAAACCAGTCTTTTGGCGGTTCCTTGTAGTCCTCCTTCATGTCAACCTTTTGACACGTTCCGAACCCCTCGATCTCGCGAGCGTCGCCATTAGAATCGAACGTCACTGAATGCTTTTTAACCGATCCCTCGGAAACTGACCTAGCGGCGAATTTAGTGGGCCTCTAATATCCCAAAAGTGAGGCTGCTCCTCGACTCACTGGTGGCTGGCGAGTGCACTGAGATGGTGCGCGCGTCCCGTCCCAGGGTTCGTGGTGCAGCCTTTTTTCGTGCGCTAAACAAACAAAAAAGGCCCGGCGTCGTCACACGCCGAGCCTTAGTTAGCGCACGCAAAATGGGGTCGAAGCTCAAAGGATTGAGCAATCCATTGTCGACGGATCGGTTGTGGGTTCGAATCCCACCGACCCTATTTTACTGCACCTTTAACGGTTGATTTTGCCTTGGAGATAACGACACGCCGGGCCCAAGTAGATATCTCGCATCCGTCGAGCGCAGCGGCTTGGCGAATCGCGTCGTATTCAGCCCCCGTGAGGTACACCTTCAGCGTTGATGACTTGCGTTGATCGCGTGCTAATGGTGGCCGTCCACGTGGCATACGTCTTTTCCTGGGGCCGCATTATGCCTTGACTTCACAAATTGGGCGAGTCCAATCGGGCTGCGTCACCGATGCGACTTTTTACCCTGTTTCTTTTTTGGTGCCGACAGCGGTGCTATCGACTTGGGTAGCCGCAACGTTCGATCGACGGCTTTCAACAGCTGCAGTTTAGCCGGCTTGCCTTTGGCGCCAGCCAGGTGCACGCCCAGCTCCGTGCCGAGCTCGTCGAGCTGCTCGCCTGAATGCAACTCCCAAAAAGCAACCAGTCGGTCCGATACACCACGCGGAAATTGCAGGGTTTGCCATTCCTCGGCAAGATCAATCCCGAGGTCTCGCGCTATGCCCTCAATGAATTCGGGCGCCCAGATCGGCCACGAATACTGTTCGTGACGCAGCAGTGCCGCAATGATCACCTTTTGTATGGTGTCAAGTGTTGAGTTCGCTTCATTCAGCAATCCGACGATGTCAGACACGCCCTTGCGTTTGGTAGCCAGTACTTCGCCCATCACCTGGTCCCAATAAACGTCACATCCTTCGCCCGTGAAAATGGCCAATGTGATTTTCGATAGCACCCAATGGTTGGGGACCTTCTGCCCGAGCTTGTGTGCGATGATTTCGCACAGCCAGGTCCGTCGCCACTTGGCGATGTTCTTTTCAAGATCTTCCTTTTGCTGAGCCGGGCTGGCCTGCTTTTTCTTCGGCTTAGGATCATTGGTCGATCGACCCTCGGATTTCTTTTGCTTGGCGTCGATCAATGGCTGTTGAATCGCATCGAATTTCTTGACGTTGATCGCACGTCGCTCGCCCTTGCCGTTCTCTCCTAATGGCAAACTGACAACCTGCAGCTCTTCCTCGAGCTCCGGCTTGAGTTCGAATAACACGGTGTGCCACCGGTGGTCTACCGTGTAATCCTTACTCTTCTCGACAGGACGCGTGTTGTTTCGCACGATGTTCTCAACGTTGTCTGCGAAACCATCCCGCGTTTGCCACTCGGCCGCTCGCCACTCTTGTTTCTGATCGTCGCGGTACTCTTTGTCGATCGCTTTCATTAGGGACGGGTATTCAACGAACGGGACTAAACTGCGCGCCGCCGACTCTTGGATTTCCCCGGAAACAACCCGCGCCTTCCAGACGTCGGGCAGCTTGAGAAGCTGCAGCTTGTTCCGCACGGCCGATTCTGATGTGAGTCCGTAGACTCTGCCGGCGTCGGTGACTGACTTACCGGATTCGATCATCGCCTGCAGCATCAATGCCTGGCGGATCGGCGTCTCAGTGTGACGCTGCGCATTGCTTGCGGCCATGTATTCGACGGCCGCGGCCTCGTCGGCCAGGTCGTGGCGGACGCGACATTTCAACGTGTCCCAACCGAGCAGAGTGGCCGCGGCGAAGCGACGTCGGCCGGCAAGTACTTGAAAGTGGCCGATCGGATCCGCGAGTGGACGCACAACGACCGGCTCATCCTGCCCACGCTCGGTCAACCACTGGACGGTCGCTAAAACTTCCTGCTGCTGGGGCATCGGGTTTCGCGGATGGTCATGCAGTTTCTCGAGAGCGATCTCGACAACCTGGTCGCTTTCCTGCAGACTTGCACTTCCTGCAGTTGCAATGGCCGTTTCCGCGGAGCCACCCGTGGAGCGGCCTTTTTTGTTTCTCGGTGCTAACATTACTCTTCCTCCAAAGTCCGGCCGGGCTGCGTCCTGTGCGGCCCGGCCGGCGTCTCGTGAAACGGGCGTTTCCGTGCCCGAGTCTCCTTGCATCGGTGGGAACGACCGATGGCGTTTACCAAGTGATTCGTGTGTACGATCCGCTGCTGTAGTGCCCAGGATCCGGATCCGGGAGGTGCTCGACCTTATAGCCATCGGCTACCAACGCTCGCCAAACGGCTTCTCGTTGCGCCGTGGTAACGGGCATTCTGAGCCCGACCAACGGGTGACAAAGTTCAGAGCCGCCGGTGTTCGCAATAGCCCGAATGCGGCTGTAGACGTATGCAAGTAACGGCGAGATCCCGAGGCCGCTCACGTACTTTTCCGTCAACTGCCGTGCTTCCGTTGCGTTCATAAACTCACTTAAGAACGTGCGCGAGCAGAATCAGAAGTAGTATCATCACAGCGCATCCCAGGCTGCGATCCAACGAGTCGAGCGATCGCTCGATCTTGTTCAGCTCCCATATGACGTCATTCATGTCGCCTGAAACCTCCTCGTCTTGCGCCCATGCCAGTTCGTTCCGTTCGACGCGGCCTCGCTCTCTAGGTGGACAACGATGATTTCGGGAATCAAAGCCCGTTTCGCTCGGTCCCACTGCAAGCCGTGCTGCACATCGCCTCGGCAAGCGGTGTTGTGCTTGTCTGGATATGGCTTTGTCCTGATGCCGGACCATTCGTCGGTGCTGGAATGCCACAGTTGGAAGAACCCGATTGGCACATATCCAGTGAGATTGCTCACCCACCGAGATCCTATGGACAGTCCCTTCGGAAAAGTAACGCTGTGGCTGTACGTGTGCTGCCCGCAGTTGAGATACCCAGACGCCAGAAGTCGCAACCAGTCGTTCCAGCCGCGCACCATGATGCGGTCCGCCCCGTAAATGCAATCCTCCTGTAAATCCGCTATCTCCAGCGAGCGGCGAAAATGACTGGGAAGCACGACATCCCCGTCCAGCTGCAGCCGCCAGGCATCGGCCGAAAGGTGTTGCAGTCCTCTCTCGATCATTCTTCCCTTGCAGAATTCCCCTGCCTTCTTATGCCCATCCTCTGTAAGGATGCATTCGATTCCGAATCTTCGGCAGACGTGCCGAGTCCGTAGATCACTTTCGCGGGTGACGACAATCCAGCGATCCAGCAAAGGGAGATTGAATGGAGCTGCAACTTTCAGGAAATCGTCGTACTCAACGCACACCGTAATAGCTTCGACTTTCACACGTACTCCTTTACTTGAAAAAAACTACAGTTGCCTCTCATCGGTCCCCATCACCGCAGGCAGTTTCACACGTAGGCCGTCCACGACTCTTCGGGGTCGTAATGCTTCGCGGCAAACTCGCCGCCTGTTTCGTCGTCATCACCGTAATCGACTTCCTCTTGAAACCACCCCAGCTCAATTAGGCGGTCGAGGTCCGGTTGCTCTACGGGCCGATCGGTGCGATACGCGTAAAGGACATCGTGTTCCGCGCCCAAGTCATAGCCATCCGGCTTGTCGCGGTACTTTTCCAGGATCTGCAAGCCTTCAATGACGGCACTGTTTTTCATTCGATCCCCCTTCGGTGCTTCTGACCGATGCGTTAAATCAACACGTACGTTTCGATGGTCTCGCGAAGCTCGGTGAATTTCGTGAGTTGCATTATTTCGTCGTCAGTCAGCTGAACCCGGCGGAAAATCCCATTGAGACATTGCAGCGCCGAGAGCAATCCCAAGCAGTCATCGCCGCGAATGAACATGCCTGGCCAATCGTTTCCAAATCGCACGGCACCGGTTTCGATGCGAGTAACGGCGGCCGGCAGTTGCTGCACTTCTTCAATTGGCTCATCGCCGGCCGTCGACGGACAAACAGCATCTGTCACCGATCGTGCGACCATTTCGAGAGTCGCCTGCCAGCCGGACGCTGGCGGGCGATTGAAGGCGAAAGGGGACACCGCAACATAGACCGCGACGTCGTGATATTGCTCCGGAACTATGGTGATGGCCATCGCCGTCGGCGGCTGAATGTGCTCTTCGATTCGCATGTTCCCCTCCGAAGTTTAGGTAGACAAATTCCACCGAAATGCGCGTCCTGGTTGACCTGCTACATCGGTCAACGGGACCGATGCGTCAAAACGTAAATGAAAGGCCTGACTCGATTCGAAGTAACACTTCCGCTTTGAACCATAGTTGATAAAGCACTTGCGACTTCCATCGACGTTGCCCCACGGATTTTCTCGGACAACTGTCGCGTCGTGAGGCCTTTCGAGTGATTTGCCAATATGGCGCGAATTCGTTCAGACAGCGTTCGCTCGCTTCGCCAGGGATCCACGCCCTTGCGACGGCGAAACTCAACCCGCCCCTGTCCCGCCTCACGCTTTTCAACAAACTTTTTGAGCCGGCCAACGTATAGGGCGCTCTTCACTTGGGGCACTGTCAAAGTGGTCGCCGCGGCAATCTGTGATAGCGTGAGGAACTTAGACGTCGAAAGCACTTCGAAAACCCGCTCGGGAACTGTCCGCTCACTGTCCTCTTGGGCCGGGATGGCTTTCGAGATCTCGACGGCCGCGGCGGTGATTGCAGCGCGAAGTCCGATCGACAGTTCGTCGAGGCGAGCGACGAGCGCTTCATGCTCTTTGATTTCCCGTCGCTTCAGAGATTCGATCTCCGCAACGAGCTTTGCCAGCGTCTTAAATGGTTCGCTCATGTTTCAAACTGCTTTCGGTCACTTGGACCGATGCGTAATTGCGTTCCCATGCAACGTGCATGGCATCCCGGCTAATACACAGTCGCCCTCGGCTTTGATGAGCCTGGCGATCTGCTCCGCGCTGAGCGGGTGATTCCAAACGCACTGCACACCAGGCAGCGATTCGATTGGGGCGTCCAATCGTCTCGCTTTTGGCCTGCGGCGTTCCGCGATTTGGCTCATTCGTCTCATAAAGCCTTGAGCTTTTGCTGGAACTCACATAGCCAGGCCGGCGTGTGTCCGTGGTAATCCAGGTGCAAGAGCTTCTGCTGCACGATCTCGCAGACCGCGGTGTACTCTTGCTCCGTCAGCTCAATCGTGATCATCCGTTGTCCCCATCACCGCTGTTTCTTTCCTAACCGAGTGAATGCCATCACTCCGGTTCCATTCGCCACGCGGGCGAACGTGACGCGTCGCGGCAGATCGCCGCGAGTGGTTCGCCTCGCTAACCAGCTCGACCTATTCGGCCGCACAACGGCCGTTTGATACTCCCCTCGCTTGCCCTTGAGCTGCCATCGCTTGGTGCTTCCTATTCGCGTTGCGATCGGCAGTGATTTCAAAAACAGGCTTTGATTCACGGCGATCGGAACAATGCGACCGTGCCCCTGTGGACAGACCGCGCCGGAAGCCGTCCGGATCCGCTCGGCTTTGCATTCGGGACATACCCCGTAGTTGCCATCTATGTCAGCGTTTGGGAAAGGAAGCAGGATCACGGAATAAAATTAGGGAATAAAATCGGGAATAAAAAACGTCGAAAACTTACACCTGCGATCGGTCAACGGGACCGATGCGTGTTTAGCTGTCCATGTAGTTTTCGTTGTCAACCGAATCAGCTCCGCGGTTCGGAAATACCATTCCCGGCCACTCTTGCACGGGCCCTTCAAGTAGGCGATTCATTTCCAACGGCGCGCAAAAATGATTACCAGTCGTGCATGCAACGCGTGCGGCTGTTTCCGTGTCGAACACCGCTAACAGTTGCCACGTGTGACCGCTCGGATGCTCGGACGGCAAAAGTTCGCCCACGAACCACACAACGTCCGGCGTAGGATCGCTTGGACTGACCATATTTCTCCTTTCACTGCAAAACGTATTCGCCGGCGGGATCTCCGGCCGGCCGGCGGCGACCTGAATCTGGATGACGCATCCAGCCGGACGGCTCGCCGGTACCGTCCCAGCTCGCTAGCGCCACGACCGCGGCTGCCGGCGAGTCGTATCACCACAAGTCGTCAAAACCCATCGAACCTGTTGGTCCGATAGCGATTCGGGCTCGGCCGAACAACAGCGGGATTACAACCGCTGTCCGGCCATCGGAATACTCTTTTGATGCGAGCTCGAGTGCCGCGCTCATTGCTGAACCTTTCTGCCCTCGGTCACTTGGACCGTGTTTACTTCTGAGTGGTACCTTCGACGCCACGCGCGACACGATCGCGGGTTCGCTTTTGGAGCCACATCATTGACTCTTGAAGCTTGGTCAACGCGACCGCGTTTTCACGGCAGGCGAATGGACCGCTTTGGAAGCCAAGCAAGCGGTCCTCGACGATGGCAAGCAACGCTTCGTTGCTAATGCCGTTTACCTTATGCTCTTGAATGGGGCCGTTTTGAAAGCGAATGTCGCAATGAACAAACTCAGCAATGCTCATTTTGTTCGCGGTGTCACCGCCTTCGATTAGATAGCGGTGGCACGCATTGCCTTGGCCTGGCTCATCTAGCACGCTGATCGTGAGCTCGTCGTTCAGCCCGTTGACTTTGTGACTCGTTAGCTCTCTCGGCATAAATCCTCCTTGGGTTAAAAAATGCAGCGGTCAGTTCGACCGATGCGTGTTTCGTTTGCTGTCAGTTTTTTTTAGACTTAAGCGCATGGATCATGACCTGAGCAAGAAGAACTGAACTTCCTCGAGTCGCGTACAATTGTCGCTGTCACCCGCGCCAAATCTGGCTCTTCCCACTCCCACAGGCCTTGGGCGCCGCCAATTTCGATTGGCTGCAGCTTTCGGACGTCACGGAGAATCCAACACCAAGGGCCGTTAGTGTGCTCATGGTCGAGGACGTCGCCGATCGTGAGAAACGAGGCCTGGATAGGCGTGCTGCGACCGAGTTGCAAAATCGAATCGAAAGGCATGCACGCGAACAGCGTGGCCACCGCGATAACCCCGCTTGTGTACTTCGCGAGCTCGCTCCGCGATAAATACTGCGTTCCTTGGCCAGCGTGGATTGCGAGCAAGCCACGGTAATTCGTGCCCCACGTACGGTTCTCAACCCACTTGTCGCCGTCGGCAATCAAAGATGCAAACGGCTGTGAAATCGTCAACGCTTTCATCTAATTCACCGATGCACTTTCCGACTCCAATTTGATTTCCCCAGGATGGACGTTCAGCGTCATGCCTGCGTACTTTCGGGAGTCATCGTCAAACAGCACATCGAAGTTCGCGGACGAGTTGTGACCTACGATCACGCCGCGGCCGTCTCCAACGATTACTCGCTGCCCGCATTCCAGTTGAGGCATGCCGCGATAAGCCGCATTTCGCCGGAAGCCTTCCGACGTGTGAGGCCTTCCGACCTTTCGAACTCTCAGGTCGGTGAATTTGTAGTTTGGCCATGCGTCCTGCAGATCAAGCAGATACGCGGCTTTGGCCTTCGCTGCAGAGCGGGCATTAACAGTCCGTCGAAATTCCGGGCGATCGTGCACCCAGACATCGAATGCAAAGCAATCGTTGGTCAGCATTACTTTGGCCATAATTTGTCACCCAACCTGCATCGGTGCTCACCGCTGCGTGATTTCCTGCTCTCGATCAATCCAACTGCATGTTGGCGCTTTCAGCCTTCAACTCGCGATCAGCCGCATCCCATCCGGCAAGCCAATCGCGATGTTCCTTTTCGTTGGCGTTGACCAGTATTCGGAAGCAACCTCTCAATCGGGCCAGCCGGCCGCACGCGAATGCTGATCGCGCTGCAGATCCGTTGTAGAGAAACACCGACGGCGAGACGCGGCGATATTCATGCAAGTGGCGTCCGGTCGATTCGGGAGGTTCCGTCCAAGAGATTCGCCCGCCGGAAAACCAATAACGCATTGCCAACAGCGGGGCGTGAGCTGCCGATCCGTCGAGCGGCCCGCCGAGGCAAATCGGATTCGTTTGTGGCTGGGCGCACGGCTGAAGCCTTCTCAAGCGACAAAAGTTTGCAGCGTGCTCGATCCAAGCCTGTTCGGAAGTCACCGGATTGCCGGCCGCGTAGCTCACGCCGCACGGGCAATTCCAGCCATTGGGGCCATCTGCGACGATTTTAAAAGTCATAATTCACCTGCATCGGTCCTTTCCACCGAAAGCACTTACGCTGTAAAGTACGGTAATCATCGGTTAAATCGTGTGGGTTCCCTCGACGCCCCGGGCTACACGATCGCGAGTGCGCTTGTGCAGCCACATCATCGCTTCCTGAAGTTTGGTGAGGGCCAGTGCGTTTTCGCGGCACGCAAATTTGCCACGCTGGAAGCCCTCTAATCGATCCTCGACGATCGCCAGCAAAGCTTCATTGGTGATGCCGTTTACCATGACCTCGGCCACCGGGCCGTTCTGGAAGAAGATATGAATGGGCGGATTATCCGTGGCTTCCACTTCGTAATGATGGCACGCGCCGCCAGGGTGGCCAGGTTGGTCCATTACGCGAATTGCGATCGCGTCATTCACTCCGTTCACTTTGTGGCTCGTCAGCTCTCGGGGCATAGCTTCCTCCGTCTTGAAAACTTTACAAAACAAACAACTTTCGACGCTTAACTGTCATTGCTCAGCGATGTCAGTTTTGAAACCTGCATCGGTGCTCACCACCGAATGCACTTCAATTCACTCGCACTGATCCTTGCGTTCGAAGCCATGCGAAAAAATCACGGACCTTCTTTGCCGCGTCCTTTCTGTTTGTGCAATTGAAAACAAGGATCTCCACTTCGTCGTGCGCATCACACGCAAACCGAAATTCTCCCGCGTCACGTTCGTGAAAAGCGGACCTCGTCGGCTCCGTCGATGTGCTAGCCGATTCAGATAATTTTTTGGCCATCGTTAAAAAGTCTCTTGGCTAGCCGGGGTGGCTAGCGGTAGGTTCAATCGCTGGATTTGAGGGTGGCAGGGAAGTAGCCGCCCCCAATAACGGATTTCTGGCAGGCCGCATTAAGCGATAAGACCTGGGGGCGCTTTCCGATGCAACCCGGAAAGAAAAAATGCCGTGGAAAAAGCGACGCGATGAAAGTGATCGGTGGCTATGTGAAGCCACCGCTGCGCGCTAAAGGCAAAACAACTGGTTACACGCAACGCCCGGTACAGCGTTTGAGCTACGGATTCAAATCCGCGCTCGCGACTCAGCCGGGCGTTTTCGTTTGATGAGGAGCAAAAAAAACGACCACGGCATCCGACCGGTCGAAAGGCTCGCGATGCCGTGGCCCTGAGCGCCCGTAGCTCAATTGGATAGAGCATCCCTCTCGTAAAGGAACTGATGCTGGTTCGAATCCAGCCGGGCGCGTTTTGGAAAGCGCGATATGACTCGCGCTCCCTCAGATTTGAGTATAGACAAATCATTTAAGTTGCACCAAGGACAATACTTTTCTCGCTAGCGTCCATCGTCACTCTCATCGGTGCACCATCACCGAAGCTATTTCCCCGGAAACTCATGCTGCTGGGTTTCCGTCGTCACTGCTTGAGAGCTCAAAGCGATCATCGTCTCGCGGCGACGTGCCGAGGATTTGCCGACAATCCGCGTCGACCTGTTGCTCGAGCCGCTTGCACTTTTGCATCACCTCCGGAGATCGAAATTTGAAATACGATCGCTGCAGTCGGCGCATGGTGGCCACGCGCTCAGCGAAATCGCGGATCGCGATATCCGGATCTCGCTGGGGCACGATCACGGGAACGAAAGGTAGGGCCATGACTATTCTCCGGATTTGGGCGAATCGATCGAAATCAAACGGGCGACGGAATCGACGTCGCCATTGACGGCGGCGGTCGCGATCCGTCGGCACCACTGGGCCCAGTGGAGGCCTGCAGCCTTGTAGTCGCCAGCGACTTCCAGGAAGTCGCTTTGCTGGCTATTGGCAATCATTTCGAGCACGTCCTCTTGGAGGTCGTACTCGCATTCCTCCGGTTCGACGGCCAGTTCGGCCATGTTCGTTGGCATATTCACACTCCCAACAAAAGGTCGCATCGGTCGCAGTCACCGATGCCGCTATTCGCTTTCCTCGAGCGATTCACTCTGTTCACCGCGGCGACGAGCTGCGGGACACCAACTTGCTTCCAATGCGATCGCGCGCCCTGCAGCCCGATAGGACTGCGTTGTATCGATTGGGCCAGGCCATAGGCTGCTGAACGGCTGGTCGCCGCCAATCGCAACACAAAAACCGTCGCCCGCGCACCGATCACCGGGTGAAGCGGAAAATCGATCCGCTCAGCTTCCCCCAACCAGTGATCGATGCGCGCGACGCTCACGCTATTGAGCCTCCCCAAGCTTTGGCGCGGGCGGCAAGCTGCTGTCGCTTGGGCTCGGTAAGTGATCCACAACCGGTGGTAATTGGTACGCCGGTGGGCAGCGACCGTTGGCGCAGTAACCGCCGCGGTCTTCTCCACCGCTGCAACCCCACAGCGACCGGAACAAGTTGCGAACCGGTTGGCGCTGCAAAAACCGACCGCGGCACGCTGCGTCTGCGGACCGCTTGCAACTCACTGTCAACGTGATCGCGAAAAGAGCGATCAACAAAAAACGCCTTCCTTGCATGGCACACTCTCCTATCAAGAACCGGCCGACCGAGCGGAACACCCGCCCGGATCCGGACCGGACGTTACTTTGGTTTGTACTTTCGAACTCCGAGCAGAATGTCGAGACCGCCGTTGAAATAGGCACTGGGCGGAATGTTCAGCTCGCCGTTTTTGCGCTTGGTGTCGAGGTTCTCGAGCAGCTCAACCATTGCGCTCTCAGCGATAGTTCCGCCAACGATGGCTCGAGCGGCTTGCTTGGCGCGGCCGTCAAAGAGGTTCCTACAGTTCACACGGCGCTTGATGAGACGGTACCAGCGGTCGTATTCGCTGCCGGCGTATTTTCCGACGTCGCCGAGATCGGGCGCCGAACCTGTGTCCGAGGAACCTCGGTCCGAGGTTCCTCGGTTGTTGGTTTCCACACCTTCCAAGTTAGAAGTTGGAAGTAAGTGTAAGTTTGAAGTTAAAGTTGAAGTGTAATTTAGAATTTCTTTCGAAGTTAATACTTTAGACCGAGGAACCTCCGGAGGAACCTCCGGAGCTTCCTCCGGAGGATCCTCGGTGACCAACCGCTGAGCGCGGCCGACGTCCGTGTCAACTCTGCAGACTGGCACGTGAACAGCCGCGGCCGCGGCCGACACGGAAGTTGCCTGCAGTGTTGTCGGTTCCCCTTCAAACGGAAGTTCGTATTGTCCGTCCCAGGCAATGGCCTTGGTGCGTCCAACATCGAACGGATCCAGCACTGTAACAGTGTAGACCCCAGATTTGTCGTTCTTGAGCCGCGACTTTACCTTAATCAGTCCGGCCATGGTGAGGTTTTTTATTCGGCTCAAGCCGGCATCGCTGGTAACGCCCTGATCGGCACCCAGATCTGCCGCTTTAACGTCGATAATCTCGCGTCCACAACGCGATCGTCGGTAAAGGTAAAACCAGGCCAGTTTGTCTGCCGCGCTAATGCACGGCCAATTGCGGCGTACGAAGCTGCACGCATGAGCCAGTTCCGTCTCGCGCTGAATAAGCTCGCGAAGTCGATCCAGCTCACGCTGCAGTTCAAGCTCGCGCTGAGTCTCGTGAATGCGGATCGTAGGCGTCATGCCTTGATTCATAATCAGTTGCTCGCTGCGTGGGCGTAGCGAAGTTCCCATCGAGACGCGCGTTTCGTGCGGCGGCGATACTCGTCTTTGGGCAGGCCCGGGTGAGGTCCGCAATCGGGGCAGTACGCCCGACCGACTTGGTTCGGGATCAGGACGATCACCCAATTCGCGGCGCCGCCTGGAATGCAACCCAGCTTGTTGCAGAGCGGGCATTGCACGGAGAGCTTTGGCCGGCCCGTGACTTCAATCGTTAGCGACTGCAACGGCTGACTCACGCAGTTGCATTCGGCGACTGGGCCTAACAGCCAGTTCCACGCAGCTCGCCATGTGGACAGACCTCGCCGCGCGACGCTCGCGGCCGTGGAGAAAATTCTCATCGGAAGATTGCTGAGACATCCGCGGGCGCCGCCCCTTCGGCGCGGCACCCGCTTTGTCTCAGCAGCTCCTGTGTCGGTGTCGATCGATCGTCGTTTCCGGGATCAGCGGTGTGGCGATCGATCGACGGAGGAATCGGAGCGCATCCATGCAGGTCCATCGCGGGCTTATTGCCAGCGATCTTACTTCGCAAACAAAACGCGCTTCGACTTCACCGAGGCGTCCCAAATCGAGCGAAACGCCTCGGGATATGGCAGAGTTGTGATCGCCTTGAACTCGAGCGGCAGCGAGTTCGTGTAATGCTTCTCGGTGACCGCCGCTGTCGATTCGTCTTTGCCCAGCGAATGCCCCAAAATCACCGACGCCGAGCCGGGTATATTCAGGTTGTGGAACGTCGCGCACGTTTTGCGAAAATGCTTGATCGTCCAGTCGATTTCGATCCCGCTGGGAAACTCCTTTTTCTTCGGGATGTTGGCGATGGTCACAAGCTCTTGAAATCGTTCGCAGGGCCTTGATCCCCCGGCGGAACCAAACACGGGAGAATCGAGATCGAATTCCGTCGGCGCGAAAACGCGCAGATGCTCCGCGACTTCGCGGGTCATCGGTCGCATGAATTTGCGGCCCGTCTTCTTGCGCTCGTAATAGAGCCAGCCCCATTCGCTGATCAGGTCGATCGACTCGTCGGGCGCCTGCTTGCCCCAGTAAATGTGTCGCCACAAAAGTGGCACTGCGTGCTTGTCGTACGCGAACACGGTCTGCGTATCGACACCGTACGTGAACCAAACGGCGAGCGCCGCCCGCCAGTACGTACCCGCCGGCTGCAGTCCCTTCCAGCCATGGGGCCGCGGCATATCGAACGTGGCCCAATACAGCGCATTCAATCGGTCGTGATCGAAGTAGATCTTGGGCGCTGCGTCTTCCTGCTCCCTCTCGGCCGGGAACTTTGGTACACGATCGATCAGCTCCTCTTCGGCAAGCCAATTCAAGATCGCGTGCAAATGCTCGCGGCGCTTGTTGCAACTGCGGCCCGGGTTCGAATCCCCGGCCGCGACGGCCTGGTCGTAGACCCAATCCAGGAACGATTTGATCGAATTCCGATCCAGGTCTGAATTCTGCATCGGTCTTGAAGACCGATGCAGAATTTCGCCCCACCACGTCGCCAGCTTGTTCAGCGTGGTGCGGTACTCTTGCCGGGTCCGCGGCGTTGCGCTCCGCTTCTTTTTGCCGCGAACCGCGTCCAAGTACCCCTGACAAGCCTCGGTCACCAGCATCGGCTGCATTCCGCCCGGCGGAATCGATTCGGCCTCGACGTCGTCCCCACGAAACAACGACAACGCCGGCTGACCCATGGCTCCGTCCCCCAGCCCCATCCCCACACACGACTGCCAATTCGCGAAACGGTCTGCCCCGTTTTGCATTTATTCGCCTCCTGCGATTGATGCGCAGCCTCCTAGCCGCGCTGGTTAAAACGTGGATCACGATTGGTTGCCCTCCGCTGGCTTGCGGACCCAACCGTGTTTTTCCATTTCTTCGCTGCTAAATGATTGGATCGCTGTGGGCCCATGCGCGTAGAAGATCGCGCAGCCCGGTGGCACAACGCGTCGCAACGCATCGTGAAATTCTTGGTCCGGCGCGAAGTCGCCTTCCTGCACTACATCCGTCATGTCGAGACGTACAACAAGCACACTCGTCTCGCTGAGATGCACCCAATCAAGAGCCGCGATCGTCGCGTCACGATGTCGATCAATCCACTCTTGCACGGCGCGATGTGATGTCGCTTGCCACGCGAGCCTGATGTTTTCAGGCAGCTTCTCAAACGGCTGCAGTTGCTCGCCGCGAAAGCTCTTCCAGTTCACGGAATCGCAATAAGCGTTGTAGGCCGCTTCGCCGATGGCTTTGTCGAAGCTCATGACTATGCCACCGCTGCATCGGCGGCTTTACCGTTCGCCACGTTCGCGTCAGGGGGGGCAACTCTTCCCGCGATCTCCTGGCGGACGATCTTTATTTCGGGCGGCGCCTCAATACCAATGCGGGCCTTGAAGCCATTGCCGCCCACTAATGTGATGCGAACCCCATCAGACAGCTCAATCACTTCGCCTCGTTTGCGAGAAAGAACGAGCATGGCCGCGACCTCCTTGAATTGGGTCGAGCCGTTTCAGGGCAAGCGTGCCCTAAAAGAATCCGCCGGCTCAAACCGGCGGCGAATCTAAACTATAGTTTAGATTGTGTCAAGTCGATGAAACCGGCAATTGCCGGAGTGAATCGCTAGTGATCTCAAGAACGTCCGCGATCGCGAAAAGCACTTCAGCGCTTGGGCTGCTGTGCCCCTGTTCAATTCGATTCAAATGCACAGCGGAAATACCAACTGTGTCGGCGAGCTGCTCTTGTGTCAGCTTTCGACTCTTACGAACCCGCCGAAGGTTGTGCCCGATCGTTTTGCGGATTTCAGTGTTGTCGATCACTTCAGTCATGCCTCACAATTTACACGATGCTTTAGGTTGCGTCCAACTAAGCAACAATTTCACCCGGGGACCGCAGCTGAGCGTGCGACGCTTCGTTCTCTTCGCCTGCGTTTCTCCCTTTCCGATTCCGTCTCCGGCCACAACGTGTCCAGAACAAATTCATCCGTGGTGACCAGCCAACCTTCGGAAAGACTCCCCCTCCGTCGATCAGGCTCAATTACCTCGCCCATTGGAGTCTTCACGATCCAAGTAGTTTTTTCCGCGTTCACATCCCCACACCACAGGCGAAGCGGCGCGTATTCGCCTCGTACGCTTTCGGCGGCGAATGGATGGACGTAGCCACTCACCCGACACCTCCGCCGAAACGAAAGTGGATAATTACTTCTTTCGTCCGCAAACTTGGCAGTGCCATGGCGCGAGCAAAGCGCCCCATTCCTCTAGGCCATAGAGAAAAATGAAAATCGGAAACCACAGCCCGCAAGTCAGGACCGTGAGTAGCAAATGGCCAACACAACCACTTCGTCGAGGTTCGGTTTTTACGTGAAGGGTTTTCTTGTTGCATGTTTTGCAGTGAGCTTGCTTTTGCTGATTGCTCATTCAGATGCTCCGCGAGTGTGGCTATACTTACCCCGCGGATGCATGGGCTCCTTCTCGTGTACCGCAGGGCGGTTGGCCCCTGGCAGGGCCGCCGCCCGTCTCATTGGCCGGGGCGTTCCAGGGACCGCCGGGAACGCTCCGGCTTTATGTTGCTAAAGGCCGGAGCGTTCCGGGCGGCTCGACGCCGCGACTCCTCAACTTGTGAAGAGCTTAGGACCACCAGAACGCTCCGGCTTCATTCATTCATTCGCTGTATGGAGGCTGCTCATGATCGAACATCGCATTCAATTAAAGTTTGAAGCTGAAACCAACTTGGACATTCGCACTGTGCTAGTTGCGCTCAGCGACTCGCTCAGAAGCAAACTCACGGTGGACACCACGCTTGACATCGAAGTGCAATCGACTGGTGAATTCAGCGAGCCATTGCGGGTAACTACTCGAAACCCTTCGCAGGCTGAACAACCCGCGGCCCCCGCTTCGGCTTCTTCGAAGCGCCGGTAGCCGCCTTCCCTTGAACGTCAACATTCAACGCCTTTGCGATAAGCAATTGCCGTTTCTCCATGCGATCGATCTGTGCGCTCATCTTCTTCAAGAGCTTGAGTTCATCCATGCGCTCACCTCGTTCCTATTACCACCACGAGCCCCACAGCTCAGAGCCCACAGCTCGGAGCCCCCACAGCTCGGAGCCCCCACAGCTACCCCACGAAAACCGAAGTAGGTACTTCCTGAGCCGGTCGCCGGGGTTCACCGTAGGGAACAGTCGATATAAACATCTAACTTTCTTTCCGCTTCGCTGATAAAGTTCTCAGGTAGGGCTTCTCCAATATTCCTCTCGCACCCCCGAAAACACTTTGCTCACTTCAAGTGCGGATGAGCGAAGAGACAGTCTGAGCTCGTGGCCTCATCCGAGGAGTTGACTACCCCAAAACTTGACATTTGCCTGTGCAGTAAATAAATGGTTTATTCACGGGTGCATTGGGGCAGGATCTAAGGACCGCTACGGCGAGCGGGTTTGAACGGACTACGTTGCATTTCTCTCTCGACGTAATGCCCGCATGTCTGAGCTCAAGCGTCTCATTGAAGACACTTATTTCCGGCTGAATCCGCGCATTCGGTGCGAACACACTCGCAACCAATACCGGTACGCACTCAAGGATTTCGAAGGCGCGCTCGGCCGCGAAGCAACGCTCAGCGATCTATGTGATGACAACGTCGCAGCCATGATGGTGGCGATGCAAAATGAGTTGCTTGCCGCCAAAACGATCAACGAGCGGCGAGGGCGCATCCATGCGTTTTGGACTTGGATGGCTCGCCGTGGTGAGCTACGAACGTGGCCAACTACGCCGCGCATATCCGAGCCGGAGCGAACGCCCGTCGCCTGGCTGAAGGATCAGTTGCCCACATTGTTCGCGGCCTTTGAACGCGAGCGAGTGCTGATTGCAGGAGTTCCGGCGCCCGCGTGGTGGAAGTCAATTCACTACGCTTTCTGGGATAGCGGTGAACGAGTCGGGGCATTGATTCAATCCCGATTCGATTTCCTAGATGGCCCTTGGCTTCTGGTGCCGGCGGAAGTACGGAAGGGCGGAAGAAAAGATAAAGCCTACCGACTCGAACAAGACACACTCGAGTCAATCAATGCGATTCGCCAGCCGACAAGGGAACTGATTTGGCCTTGGCCGTTTTGCCGCGACTACTTATGGACAAGATACAGAATCATTCGCCGGCGAGTCGGTTTGCCAACGGATCGACGGTCGAGCTTTCATCGCATGCGAAAGACCGTCGCCAGCTACTACACGAAGGCGGGTGGAGACGCCACAGAATTACTCGATCACAGCAGCCGCCTTGTGACCAAAAAATATCTTGATCCTCGAATAGTGGAGACACCGCAGGCGGCTGACCTATTGTTTCGGCCGGTACCAATTAACTCCCCGGGGCGGTGACGCGCAGCTTGATGGCGGCCTCGAGCGTTTGGCCGAGACTGGTCGTATAGGTGAAGGTGATCAGGTAAGTCGTGTCGGCGGTACCGCCGGCGATGAACGCTTGGATGCCTTGACCTGGCTGAATCGGTCGACGCCCGGGCTCGCTGAGTATCGCATTGTTCGTGGCAACGCCTGTGATCGTTAGGCCCGTCGGCGTGTGGACAGCCGACGTGATCGCGTTGATCGTTTCGTCAGATTGCAAGGCACCCGCGCAGTCGACAACGACGTCCTTTGTTTCGGTGGTTGCCTTCGCACGAAGTTCTTTTGCCAAAGTCATGTTGCACCTTATAGCGAGTACATTAGTCGGGATTGCGGCAGGTCGTAATGCAATCGATTCTCAATTTCGTACCATTCATCGGGCATGGCCACGTGCACGGACCCGACGCCGGCGGGGGCGCGAGGTGCGACAACGACTGATATCGTTGCGGAGGTCCATTGACCACCGGCAAGCAACAACACTTTCTCAGCGCTCGCAGCGACAGCCGTCGGCACCGCTGGTTGACTGGCGCCTACGACGATTGATCCGGGGGCTGCAGCTGCGACGACACCTGCCGGTTTTTGCGTCACGCTGAAACCCACTTGTAGCACGCCACCGATCGCACTTGCATGAGCGGCAATCGCCGCCGGCGAGTTGACCTGCCCGGCGAGCAGCTCGATTTGAACAACGATCACACTGGCGATGGGTGGCGGGCGGACGTCCCAACCGAGTCCCGCGACGGGTTCCATTTCCCGGGAAACCGCGGCCGTGGGATCCGCTTTGGCGAGCGTGGTGACCGCGGCCGTCGAGCTCGGGACTTGGCCGGCCGCAGCGGCTGCCGCGGGTTGCACGAGTACTGCGGCGATCGCCGAGCTGGGCGACGTCGCTACACCGAGGCCTGCCGGCGGACCGGTGATGACGGCGCCGTGGATCAGGATTGGGCCCAGCGGGATCTCCGCCGCGGCCGTGGGATCCGGCCTGGCGATAGTGCTGACCGCGGCCGTCGAGCTCGGGAGCTGGCCCGCCGCAGCGGCTGCCACGGGTTGCACGAGTACCTCGGCGATCGCCGAGCTGGGCGACGTCGCTACACCGAGGCCTGCCGGCGGACCGGTGATGACCGCGCCGTGGATCAGTGTCGGGACCAGCGGGATCTCGGCCGCGGCCGTGGGATCCGGCCTGGCGATCGTGGTGACCGCGGCCGTCGAGCTCGGGAGCTC